CCCTTCTGGCGCTGCTCCGAGTAAAACGTATCACGCGCGGACTCATTCTCCTTGTACTTCTTCATGAGCGTATTGAGCTGGTCCTCGGCATACTCCTGTTCCGCAACAGCATTCGGATTAGGGTCCCACGGTAGCCACTTGCCAACCTCACCAACAAATACATTGTGAATCGTGTCATTTCGCTGGAGCTTCTTAGAACGTGCCACGGCTTCTCCCTGAGAAGCATAGACTCCACGAATCTTCAGTCCACGAACACTTGTCTTAAAGTTATTCTTCGCAAAGAATTCCTCCTCAAGGCGAGTACCGTTCTTGTAAAGGAAATCATCATACGCCTCCTCAATTGTAGTTGACTTAATCTCCTGCTGATTCTTGCGTACATAACCCTCCAAGTCAGCCAGTACAACCTCCATCTTTACCTGGCTGGAACGGCAGATAAGAGCAACTCCAGACAGATCGAGCTTCTCAGACTTTACCGCCTCTGCCTCCAGCTTTGAGTTGACAGAACGAACTGTGTCTGCAAGAAATGCCTCAAGCTTTTTTGTCTTATACTGAATTTCATAATCTTTTACAAAACTTGAAAAGAGAAAAGCATCTTTACTGGCAAGTGTCTTCTCCGGACTCAAAAAACTCAGTAAACAGAACTTCTGACCAGGGATTTCCTGATCTTCCTCAAGATAGTCCTCCTTCTCAGTATAGTTGGTCTCCTTTGACATTCTAAGGGCATACTGGTATATTTCTTTAGGGGGTTTCCACGCAGCTGCGCCCAACTTTTTTCTCACGGAGAAATATAATAATGGATCTCGCCGAAGTTCTCAATCGCGCCATCAAGTATCTAATTGAGGGTATCGCCGTCGGTCTCGCTGCCGTCCTGGTTCCCCGGAAGGGCATTGACTTCCAGGAGGTTGTCGCCATCGCCATCGTCGCCGCGGCCGTTTTCGCCGTGCTCGACCTTGTCTCTCCGTCAATTGGTGTAACAGCTCGCCAGGGTGCTGGCTTCGGCATTGGTGCGAACCTAGTAGGCTTCCCGCGGTAAGCGCAGCAACCCTTCAGGGTAAGCGCAGCGACCCTTCAGGGTAAGCGCAGTGACCCTTCAGGGTAAGCACAGCGACTTTTTATAAAAAATGAACATACTTATTATTTTTCTATGATATAGATAAATAGAAATGCGTATGTCAACTACACGACTGGCTATTTGTGTACTTGTGGTGGTTGTTCTTCTCGCAGGTTTAACAAGAATGCGTTCATATTTTGAGGGATTTAAGATGGATCCAAATGCTAATAATACTCTGAGTCCGAATACACCTACAAATAATCCACCAGTACAGTATATAGCTCCTCAAGGACAAGCTATGATGGCTCCTCAAGGACAAGCTATGATGGCTCCTAATAGCTATGATCCAAATGGCTATGCGGGACAAGGCATGATGATGGATCCTCAAGGAAATCCTATGATGATGGCTCCTCAGGGAAATCCTATGAAGATGGCTTCTCAAGGACAACCTCTCATGCCCCCTATGGCTTTACCAATTGATGCGCAAATTATGTTGCCTATCCAATCTCCTGTCTTTGCGAGAAGCAGAGTAAATAATCAACCGATGGGCGCACCTTACCAACCCGCTCAACCTATGCAGAATCCAGGTGAGCAAGTAGGTCCCACAAAAGTAATGTAAATCCCTACTTAATCTCATTCTACAATAGAATGCGTCTATCCAATACAGCCCTTATCCTCGTTATTTTTGCATCAGCAATCCTCCTCTCTGTGATAAGCCCGCTTCGCGAGTTTTTCACATCTCCTGGTACTATGGTACAACTCGCAACAAGTCATGTTCCCACAGCAGAAGACTATAATTACTACAATAATGACTATCCTCGTGTTGTCCGTCGTGAAATTGCGGAAATGACTGGTGAAGATCCTGGACAACTCCACCCCTGGACATTTCCGTATGGTAGCCGCTAGGCTTAAAAAATCATAAAGAGAGAATACAGTCATTATGGAAAACTTAATTTTGTATACATCCCCCTTTTTAAAACATCGAATTGGCAGACCCAATGATGGTGGATACGTTATTGTTAATTTACCTGGCACATATGATTTATTTATATCGGGCGGAATAAATGATGATACGAGTTTTGAAGAACATTTTGTAAGTCTCTATCCAGATGTATCCTGCTACGCCTTTGATGGAACAATTAATGCCTTACCTGTTCCAAGTCAAAAAATCAACTTTGTAAAGAAGAATTTAGGTGCAACGAATACTGATACTCTTACAGATTTACATGAATATATGAGACAGTCAACTGATATTTTCATGAAAATGGATATTGAGGGACACGAATATCGGATTATGCCTACATTTATACATAGTAATTATATACAGAAAATTAAACAACTTGTCATTGAAATTCATACTCCTGGTGATATACAACTCTATCCTGATTATTTTAAGGGGCTGTCCGATATTCAAAATGAACACATGTTTGATTTATTAAAAAAAATAAATAAGACACATACGCTGGTTCATTTTCATGCAAATAATGGTTGTAAAATTCAAACGGTAGAAGGAATTCTTTTACCGCATGTATATGAACTCACATTTATACGAAATGAGTTTGTAGCTGAAAAGGTGCGAAATACGGATGCACTTCCTACAAAGTTAGATATGCGAAATATTAAAGAGAAACCCGACTACTTTTTATTTGGACATCCGTATACCATATCGGGTGGAGTCTTAAATTGACCTCACAAACTGCCAATCTAGGTCTTCACAGATTTTCTGCCAGATTTTATCCTGTGTATAGAGTTTATCACGATTTTTCAGAAGTGGAAAATTCGGTAAATAATCATCAAGTTCCAAAAGTTCACAGAACTTATAGAGAACATAGGAATACGAAAGAAAATTGCTCCGTCCCTTCGGGCAATGCTTCTGAAAATGCGGCTGAATTTCCTTAAACATATACCGCAACTTTTCTTCAATCTCACGATTCATCACAGGGGCATTCTTGCCATTGAGACGATTTGTAATATGAGGAACGTGTTCATAATATTTATTCGCCTTAATTTTCTTTAAAATCTCACGAATCTTCGCAGGCTTCAGACCTTCAAGCTGCGTAATCCGCTCTTTCTTCAGTTCCAGGAGAATCTGGTCATAGATATCTTGTGGAATATCGGTACACTCTTTTGCCTGGAATTGTGCGAGCCATTCATTGAAATGATTAATGCGTTTGTATGCATAATAACTCACTTCACGAGGCGGATCCTTGTAACTCGGCTTATCACTATCCATCAGAACAAACTCCTGATTTCCGCATGCCGTACAACTAAACATGGCTTCATTTGAACTAAAAATCATTTCAGCTGAGCATAAATCACATAGACCAAATCCACTTTCAGCTTCAACTGATGTATTTCGTGCATGCCCAGGGTCAACTTTCTGTAGATATTTATCGAGGAGTTTATCGCGCTGTAAATTCTCACCCTTAATCTCCTTTTTCAGTTCCGCCAGGGCTACTCCTGTTTCACCTGCCGCTTCTTGAAGTGCCGCGAGGACACTCCCCGGCTTCACATAACTTCTGGTGGTTTGAAGACTCTCTACACCATTCTGAATCTTCTCTTGGATATCATAATACGTATAAAGTATATCGCCAGTTTCCAAGAAATAGTTCAACATATCCTCCTCTTTTGTGATTGATTGAATCTCACGCTTCACTTCACGAAGCTTATTCTCCTTAAGATTTCGTTCAATTATATTCTCACATGTCTCAATTTCTCGAAGGAGTTGTTTTTCATGTAGTTTTAATGAAGTAACTCCCTCTTTTTGTTCCAAAAGCTGGGACATTTTTACCTGGTGAATCGCATCTAGCGTAGTACGAGCCTCCGGATTAGAACGCTTTGTTGGTCTTATTTTGAAGTAGGGTTCTCCCATACTAAACTCTATTCAGATTTCTTGAATCTGTTTAGGCTTCAAAGATAATTTTTCTCTTTGCGCCAAAATTATTTTCTAAGTTGAGGTTATAAACTAAAATGACAGGAGGTGGTCTTATGCAACTTGTAGCTTATGGTGCGCAGGATGTTTACCTCACGGGCAACCCCCAGATCACCTTCTTCAAGGTGGTCTACCGTCGCCACACGAACTTCGCCATGGAGGCGATTGAGAACCCGTGGAACGGCGCGCCGAACTTCGGCAAGCAGGTCACATGCACGATCCAGCGCAACGGTGACTTAATCTACCGTATGTACCTCCAGGCGACGCTGCCGAGCGTCTCCCTCCTTGCGTCTGACGGCTCTGGCGCCCAGTTCCGCTGGCTCAACTGGGTTGGACACAACCTCATCGACTGGGTTGAACTCCAGATCGGCGGCCAGCGCATCGACAAGCACTATGGACAGTGGCTTCACATCTGGAATGAGCTCACGCAGGAGCCTGGCAAGCAGGCTGGCTACGCCAAGATGGTGGGCAACATCCCGCAGCTCACGAACCTGCTGGTTCAGGGCGGCGAGTCTTGCGACAACTACTGCTCAGGCGGTGAGCCGAACAGCTCCAACGAGGTCCTCAACTGCTCCCCTGAGTACACGCTGTATGTACCGCTCCAGTTCTGGTTCTGCCGTAACCCTGGTCTTGCGCTCCCGCTCATCGCGCTCCAGTACCACGAGGTCCGTATCAATCTCCAGTTCAACGACCTCACGAACCTCTGCTGGGCGTACACCCCGCAGGCGTCGTCGACGACGGCGATCCAGACACGCGTTGGCAACAACGGCCTCGTCGCGTGCTCCCTGTATGTCGACTACATCTACCTTGACACGGATGAGCGCCGCAAGTTCGCGCAGGTATCCCACGAGTACCTGATTGAGGTCCTCCAGTTCACGGGCGGTGAGTCTATCACGTCAAGCTCCAACAAGCTCAAGCTGAACTTCAACCACCCGTGCAAGGAGCTTGTCTGGGTCGTCCAGCGCGACTCCTTCACGAGCTGCGACACGACGGTCATCAACCCGTGGAAGGGTCAGCAGCCGTTCAACTTCTCTGACTGGTGGGACCGGTCAGTCCTTGAGTCTGGCTACTCCGTAACGCGCGTTGAGGGCATGGCGGGTGCCAACCCGTGCGTAACGGCGCTCATCCAGCTCAACGGCCACGACCGCTTCCAGGTACGTGAGGGACGCTACTTCAACGAGGTCCAGCCGTACCAGCACCACACCAACATCCCGTCTGTTGGCATCAACGTCTACTCCTTCGCCCTCCAGCCGGAGCAGCACCAACCGTCAGGCACGTGCAACTTGTCACGCATTGACAACACGACGCTCCTCATCACGGTCTCCAACAATGCGGTTGGCACGGCGACGTCATCACAGGTCCGCGTCTATGCGACGAACTACAACGTTCTTCGCGTGATGTCAGGCATGGGAGGCTTGGCGTATTCTAACTAATAAAAGCCGGCTTCGTTCTAATCACTTCCGGCGGATTGTGGTTTTTGTTGTCGTTCGTTAAAAATTGATTAAAAAAATTTTGATGAGTTATTT